TTGCTATTTGCGAACTCATAGGAAATGTTGGAAATAGTGTGTTAATCTTCTTTTTACTGAAGATGTCAAATAAACCCATATTATTAGAATTTAAACAAAGTTAAAGAATTTATACTAAAATACACTTACTGCAAATTTCGGTTTGGTTAAGTGAGTGAATACTGCATACCTTGAAGCATCCAAAGCATCATCATTTGCTTTGACAGGTTCTTCAATTACATTATCGTTTTTATCCTTTTTCCATTTGTAAGACATAAACTCTCTGCGTAGGTTTTGGCTATGGAAATGTATATTTATAGGATAAGATTTCATTTTTACAATTCCTGCCCATACATCCTTTTGAGCAGGTTTAATATTAAATCCTTGTCGGTATAGTTCTTCTATTGATTTGGGTTCGGCTGCATCTGCGTAAATAGTTGCTCGTTCAGGCACTTTTTCTTTTATCAATCTTGTAAGGTCGGATAGTGTAAGTCCACTTTGATAAATGATTTCCTCAAAGTAGTTTTCGCCTTCGTGATGGGTAACCTTTATAAGTGCAGCTGGATGCACATAACCAAAGTCAAGCCCATAGAATACATCTCCTTCAGGTGCGGTGTCGTATTGTTTCCATTGGGTGTAGATTAATTCTTTTGCTGCACCTCGTTCTCCTAATCCGTACACTTTCCACATAAAATCATCAGGTAGGTTTTTATATTGCTCAATGTTTTTTATTTGTGATTCGGATAGGTTTGGGATGTTATTTAGGTAAGTAGAATGTATGCGTTTGTTTTCAGGGTTGTCAGCTATTTCATAAACCCAATTGACAAAGTCAGCAGGATTCCAATCTAGGAATACCTTGCCTGTGGTTCGCATTAGTAATTGGTCGTATAAAGTTCTTTTGATTAAGTTGGCTTCGTTGATAAATAGAACATCCCTTGCTGGTCCTCTTGCCTTGCCTTCATCTTCTAATCCGAATAGTTCAATGTAAGACCCATTGGGGTAAGTGTATATAAAATCGGAAAAGCTAAAGTCATTGTCTTGCCATAAACCCCAATTCTCCATTATAGATTTAAAGTCTCTATAAACTCCACGCTTGATATGTGGAAGGGAATGCGATACTATTGAAATCCTAGTCTTTGGATTGTTGTAGGCTATTTCAATCAGTAACTGAACAATGGAATAAGACTTTGAACTCCTTGTGCCACCTTCATTGCAAATGACAGGATAACTGCCTTCGTATGCTCTTTTGTTGGCAAAGAATACAGGTGTTGCATTAATCTTCAATTGGTTTGCATCGGTCATCTTCTTGTATTACTATTTGAACGCTACCTTGAATGTTTGCGTTTATGTCGGTTGTTTGTTTTGCTCTGCCTTCTAATCTATCAAGTATCTCCTGATAAGCACGGATGTCGGATTTCATTGCCTTTGCAATTATCTTCATATCTAGTTGTTCAGCTATTGTAAACTCCTCATCTTCGCCTGTAACAGGGTTACGCACTTTGGTAACGAGTTGTAGTAAACGCAATAGTCTTGTTTTGCTATGTTCAACTCCTTTAGGTTTACCTGCTGGGTTTCCTGATACTCCTTTAGGGAATGGTTTTAAGTTTTCGGGATTCGGCATATTCGTTGTATTATCACTGAATTACAAAGGTAATCCGTTCTTTTTGATTATCAATGATGGGTCTAGTTTACGCATCCTATCTATGATAACTTGGCAGTATTTTGGGTCAAGTTCCATACCATAGCATTTGCGTTTTACTTGATTTGCAGCAACCATTGTACTACCAGAGCCTAGAAATAAATCCAATACTAAATCATTTATTTTACTTGAATTATTGATAGCATAAGATATTAATTCTATTGGCTTCATTGTTGGATGTAAACCTTCTCTATCTCTTCCAAAATCCCATACATCACTTAAAGATTTATCTTTTATTTCACCTTTAAAAACACATAGTTCGTGCTTAAATCTATATCCTGTTTTACCTAAACCTATGCTTGGTTTATTCCATACTATGCAATTATCTATTTTTATTCCATTATCAATAAAGCATTTTTCCATTAAAGAATAACCTTTAAATCCTATCCACCAATAAAAATGACAATCTTTAGAAAATAATATGCTATTAACAAATGCAGAATTTAATAGATTATTTAAATCTTCACTTGATAAATTATCATTTAATATCTTACCACTCCTATTCATATTTACACCATAAGGGGGGTCAGTAAATACCATATCTGCCTTTTCTGCGTTCATTAGCTTTGCCACTTGGTCGCTATCCGTACTATCCCCACAAAGCAATCTATGTTCGCCTATCTCAAATAAATCCCCTAATACAATATCGGTTTCAGTTCCGCCATCAGGTACTGCAAAGTCATCTTCTTCGGCTTCTAAAACTTCAAAATCAGGTATTTCAAGACCCCATTCTTTTATTTCGGTTTCGTTCCAATCAAAATTGATTGTTTCAAAATCCCAATTAATATTTGCTTTTGCTGAAGCATTGTCAGCAAGTGCTAATTCTCTACCTTGTTTTGAATCAAGGTCTATATCCATTCTTTTAACGGCTACAATTTGATTTCCTGTTGTTTCAACTACAATTATGTCATCTAATCCTATTGCACCTGCATTTTCAATAGTTTTATTACCAGCTATAATTCGGTTATTTTTATCTAACAAAATTGACCTACCTGCACCAAATTTGCGTAGGGATTTTTCTATAAGTGAATTACCAAACTCACTTCCTTTGTTGTAGTTTTTGTCATCAGGTGTTAAATCTGATATTTTAAGATTGCTCATATTTTAATATTTTACCTCCGTAGGTATCGGTTTTATAATGACATTCTATACATAATGTTCTACCATTATTTAAATCAAATCTTAATTCTTTGTATTTAGAAAAAGGTTTTATATGGTCAGCTTGTAATTTACCACCTATTTTACCACAATGAATACAAGTGTAATTATCTCTTTCAAATACACTAGTTCGCCAAACTTTATATTCAGGACTTTTTCTAGCTAATTCATTTTCGCTACTTTTACCACCTTTCCATAATATACTTTTTTCGCCTGTTCTATCAGGAAATTTCATTCCTAATGCACCTCTTGGATGTTCTTTACCTTCCCACATTTTAATACCCTTATTCCATATTTTAACACCAATTTTAGCTTTTGACATTTTGCTTCTTGTTTCATCAGTTATTACTCTTTTAGAATAACAAATTCTAGAACAATATTTAGGTATTCTTGTTTCACTTGCTTTATTACATTTAAATTCTTTGTTACAAATTTTGCAAATAAACATTATCGGTTCTTTGTTGGTGTTCTAATGGATGCAGTTTGTGGTACTTCTTTACTTTTATAGTTTTTTATGTCCAATTCTTTATTGCATTTATTACATTTAAAAGTGTATGTTTTAAGTTCACTATGCCAAATGTATCTTTCGTTTAAAGTTCCACACTTACAGTTGTATTCCTTCTTTGAGAATGTATCTTTCATATTACTTACCTTGTCCACGACTAGGCTTTGGTTTTGGTGTGTGTTTGTTGTACGATTTCTTTGCTCTGCCTTTTTTACGAGTTCCAAATTGGACTTTACCAGCTGCATTTAGTTTAGCCATTATTTATACTTTTCAATTAATTCGTTTAATTCTAATCTTGACCATTTTTTAACTCGGTTATTTACTGCTTCATATTCTAGTTCCTTAACGGCTTTTTCGCCTATCCTATCAACTAACCCAATACGATACATAGCTTGATTTCCGTGCTTAAACATATTGCATCCAGCACACTGAAGATGTATATTCCATTCGTTAAACCTTAAAGCACTAAATCCTTTCACGGCAAAGTAATGTCCAGCTTGATTTCCATTGTTACTTCCGCAACTTATACAAGGCAATCCTTCATCGCGATTCCTGATATATGAATTCACAATTTTTTGCGTTTTCTCAAGTAGTTTAGGAAGTGGTGTTAATCCCATAATGCAAAATTAGGGTTTTATAGTACGAAAAACAACTATTCGGCTTTGATAAGTAAATCGTTTCTTGTTGACTGGATTTAAAGATTGTTTGATTTGGTATTCATTTACACCTGTTACTCTATGTGCGTAGGCTACTGATTTAAATATTGTTTCTTGTTTGTTGTCTAGGTATATCATTCTCACTGGAAAAGCGTTTTCGTGTCCCTTCATATAGTCGTTTTAGTTCATAGTAAAAGTCAAATGTTACCAATATGGTAATGGCAAGGATAAATCCAATAAATATCCTTGTAAACTCAATTGTTAGTTTTAATAGTTCTTTCATATAATTTGTTTTTAGTCCATCCATTTTTTGTGTGTTCTTAAATGCCAAAATCTATGTTTTAATACTTCAATCACAATACCCCAAAAGGTATCTGCTTCGTAGCTTCCAGCATCACAGGTTAATTTAAATTTTGCTTTCATAGTTTATTATTTATAGTTGGTTATTAAAGTGCATCATTAATGAATATTTCTTGCATTGCTGGGTCATTGTTTCTTCGTTTATAAGCATATCATTTGCTTTTTTCGCCTGTGCCAAAAAGAATAATCTAACTTTTGCCTTTATATCATCTCCTTGCTCTTTTGATATTTTAATCATTTTGCGTTTCCACATATAATCAAAAACTTGATGGTTAATAAACCTAAAGTCTTTCCTAGTTGATTTATCCCACCATTCCTTTTCATCCTTAATGGCTTGTTCTTCATCTATGTAATTGTGAGCAGTTGATTCAATCTTTGGTTCGGTTTTTTGCCTAACTTGAACTGCAATCTTTTTATAGGCAGACATTACTTCCCCTATTAACTTGGGGTTAAATATGATATGTTTTTCAACTGATA